CTATTTTTCGTTAGCTTCTACATTTGGATGGTCTGAAGCATATCCGTTTTCATTTTCCGCTTTTTTCAAAACAAGCTCTGCTTCAAATCAAACTATATCCCAAATAACTGCTCCTGGCGCTCAGGGAAAATATGTTCTGATGAATGTACAGGCCGACGGGGAAGTTAGTGCCTATGTCAGGGCTGGTACAATTCAGTCAATAACTTCTTCAGGCGCTGGGGTTGGAGATGGTGCTTGGCATCATTTAGTGGCTACATTTGTTAGTGCTACAGAACGGTATCTCTACCTAGACGGCGTACAGGTTGCAGGCAGCGCCAGCGAAACCTCACAAGCCATTGATACTGCTATGAGCGAGATTCGGGTAGGTGCAGATCAGTCAAATGGAGTAAGTTCCTATTTTGACGGATTATTGGAAGACGTAGCTTTTTGGAGCGATGAGCTTACGCTGAATGAAATTACATGGTTGTATAACAGTGGGAGCGGTAGATCGTATTCTGCTGTTTCAGGCGGCGGGTCTCCAGGAACTGCAAATTTGGTTGCTTGGTATGATTTCGACGACTCCGCAGGAAATGGTGCCGTAGACAGCCACTCGACCTACGATCTAACCGAAAATTCGTCTCCGACGTATCAATCCGCTTCAAGCCCAGAATATGGAATTGCCGCCTCGCCAAGTTCTAATTGGACTGGCAGCGTAGACAATGTGTGGGGAAACGCAGCAGGTGACTACTGGTACGTAATTAGATTTCGGGCGCTTTCGGGAATATCGAACAACGACGAAATTTTCTCTCTGAACAACGACAGAAATAAACTGCGTTGGTCTCCCACAGGGGGCGTTTTAAGAATAAGGGCGGGGGATCTGCAAAACAATGTCTCGGATTCTACCACAGAGGATGTTTGGTATCACGTGGTCGCCAGCATCGACGACTCTTCTGGAGATATGAATTGCTGGGTAAACAACGTCGCTGCGAGCACAATATCGGGAACGCCAACATATGGTTCGGCAGGCAGCCTTACAATAGGAGGAGGTAGCCCCACAAATGGCGTAGATGTAGAAATTGATTATATGGGATTTTTCACAGGTATTCCTACGGCTGACAATGTTGATTTTCTCTATAATTCAGGCGGCACCCTAAACTATTCGGATCTTTAAACATGAAAACACTCTTAGCAGCCATAATGTTTACAACGACGACTCTTTTTGGAGCCGATTTAGTTTTACAGTGGCAGGATAACTCGGACAACGAGGATGGCTTTGAGATTTGGCGGCAGCAAAATGGTGGCGAGTGGTTGCTTATAGCTGCGACAAACGCTGACGATGCTACGTTTACGGATGGTGTCATCCCAATTGGAACCACGCTTGCATACAAAGTTAGAGCTTGGAATCAATTCGGCGAATCGGACTGGACTAACATCGTTAGTATTAAAACATATCCTCCAGTCGCTCCTACTACCTTGAAGGGTGCAGCAATTAAGAGCAAAGGGGTGAGCTTTAGGTCTTCACCTAACGGTGATTCACCAAACGGTGATTTACTGACACGCGAAGTAAGAATTAGAACCTACAGAGACAAGCACGGGAGGCTTGTGATAGAAAGATCATGAGGACTGTAACTAGGATAGGTGGTTCTAATGGAGATCGGTTCTTGGATCTTAGTGACTACGAACGGGTCTTGGGTTCTATTTGTGAAGAGAACGGCTGGGAGTACGAAGCCTTTAGAGACTACATATTTTTTGACAAAGAATGTTTTAATATAGAGAACAGGCAAAACCTTAAGAGTGATCTGGAATGCAGAAGGCTTTCGATCAGCAAGCTTAATGAGTACGCCTTAAATTTCGACAAGTGAAAGACATGGTAGAAAGATCAGTGATAGGTGTGCTAGGTTCGGGAGCAGGTCTAGCCCTAGCAGGAACAGACCAAGTGCTATCTGTAGTAGCATCGGCGTTTACTGTGATCTTTATGAGTCTTTCTATTTTTAAAATAATAAAGGAGATTGGTAGAAAAAAATGACATCAGAGTTAGTGGCAATGCTTGGAGGTGGAGTCACGGGATTTGTAATGAAACTTATCTCAGCACAAATGAATATCCAAGCAAATGCTATTGATGCGATGATTAAGAGACAAGGAGTATCAGATGATTCAGCAGATAGAGCAGCAAAAAGAACAGGAGATGGAGGAGCGTGGATCAGACGTTTTATTGCAATCTGTATACTTTTCTCAGTCGTATTTGCTCCCTTTGTCATGGCGTTCTTTGATATACCAGTAACCGTTGAGGCTAACAAATTGGGGATATTAAAATTTTTAGGAATAGGAGTAGATAAATGGAAAAACTTAGAGGGGTTCGTATTGTTGCCAGAAGTAAGGCAAGGGATGCTGGCTCTACTGGGTTTTTACTTCGGAAGTTCACAAGTTAAATAGGAAATCAAAATCTGTCCACTTTTTTGTCACAAAAACTGGACATTATTTGTGACAATTGTATAGATATGAAATACGGAAAACGCAAATCATGTGGTGGCTACGGTAAAGGTAGCAAAGGAAAGAAGTAGTTATGCCTAAAGACGCTTGCTACAGAAAAGTTAAAGCCCGTTATAAGGTGTTCCCATCTGCGTACGCAAGTGGTGCGATAGCTAAGTGCCGTAAGGTTGGTGCTGCTAACTGGGGTAAGCGTAAGAAGAAGTAATGGCTGTACGGAGGACAAAGGAAGGTGCTGACCTTAAGCGGTGGTTCAAGGAGAAGTGGGTAGATGTACGCACTGGTAAGCCTTGTGGTCGCCGTAAAAAGGAGAAACGTGGTACACCCTATTGTCGTCCATCTAAGCGTGTAAGCAGCAAGACTCCTGTAACTAAAGGAGAAATGACTGCATCACAGAAACGATCAAGGATAGCCCAGAAGAAAAGACTGGGACAACCAGCAGGTAAACCAAGAAGAGTAAAGGCGGTAAAGCGTGGCAATAAATAAGAAAAGCATGAAGTGTAACGTTCCGCGAAGACAAGTGTCTGGTGGAAAGAAGTTCGTTGTGAAAGCCTGTCAGGGTGGCAAGGAGAAGATTGTACGTTTTGGCGATGCTAACATGAGCATTAAGAAAAGTAACCCTGCACGTAAGAAGAGTTATTGTGCTAGGTCAGGTGGGATTAAGGGTAAGAGTAATAAACTGTCTGCGAACTACTGGAGCAGAAGAGCTTGGAATTGTTAAATGGCAAGATATAGTTCATACGGAAATTTAGATAACCGAATAGCAGAAGACCTAGATCAAGGGTTTACGGGCTTTAACAATAAGTTAAGGCCAGATCAGTTGCGTCCAGGTATTTTGACTGAATCTAATAATGGGCGTATGGATATTAATGGTGAGTGGCAACCCAGAAAAGGCGTTGAATTATTTTCATCTCCGTTTGTTGCTGGCGTTTTTACATTACCGTTTTATTTGTACGAATCAATTCCTGCTGTTAATACTTTTACTAGAGTTGGTGATCTTATTACTATAGATTTTGGAACTAATCCTCACGGGATAATAGATGGTACTGGGGTAAACATTAGTGGATTTGATTACACTGGGTTAATAAATCCTAATGGAAATTTTATTGCTACCTATGTAAGTGATTACGTTATTACTTATACTGTGACTGGATTAGACAGCACTCCTACCGATGACTCACTAGCTGTTACTGGCATGAAAATAGATTCTACTGCTGGTAACTTTATTGAAGCTTCTTGCGAGTTCTCAGATCCTAATAATGATTCTGAGTCTTACGTAGCTTGCGTAGCTACCAACAGTACTGTTCTTGTTAAGACTGCTGATTCAGGATCTACCACAGTAATACTTACTTATCCTGCTGGAGAAACCGTTCCTGAAGGAAGCACAGTAATTCAAGCGTTTAACAAGTTGTACATATTCCGCAAAGGAGATATTGCGATGGAGTGGGATGGAGATATTTCTTCTCCTGCATTTTCTCTTGTAGGGAATGGTGATTACACCCAACCAGTTAGACTAGGAGACGGTGGAGCTAATACTGTTATTTCAGATGGAGTAGTTACCGTAACTGCTACTGCTCATGGACTATCTGTTGGGGAAGTTGTTGTTGTAACTGAGTCTTCTGACGCTTTAGTAGTTGGTGATTCCTATACTGTTGCAAGTGTTCCTGATGCTAACACGTTTACTTTTTATGCTCAGTACGATGACGAGGGTTCCCATAATAATCATTATAGCAAGAAAACATCTCAAGGTCTTGGGTTTACTCATATGCCTGCTCCCGAGTTTGGAGTTTACCATCAGCGTAGATTGATTGTTCCTTACCAGTACGATGTTACTGGAAGCACTGGATCTTCTGTTATTACTGATAGAAACATTGTTGATGAGGCTCTGTTCTCGGATATACTTGACGCAGATACTTACGACAGAATTTATGGACAGTTTAGGTTTAACGCTGGTGCGGCTGACTTTATTGTAGGCTTTCATTCATTTTCGGATGACAAACTAGTGGTCTTTAATCGCAATAGTATACATATTGTTGCCAATAGCCTAGACTTAGGGAGTTCAGTATCTCAGTTAATTACCAATGAAGTAGGTTGTTTAGCTAGGGATAGTGTACAGCAGATAGGAAACAGCATGATATTTTTATCTGACAATGGAGTTTATGGATTAAACTTTATTGATTTGTACAACCTTAGAGGACAAGATGTTCCATTATCAGCATCTATTGAGGGAACTATTAAAAGAATTAATAAGGCACACGCAAGTAAAGCTAAGTCTGTTTACTTTGATAATAGGTACTACTTAGCTGTACCCCTTGATAATAGCACCACTAATAACGCTTTACTTATTTACAACTTCCTGAATAAGCAATGGGAATCTATAGACAGTATTAATGACCCTGACTGGGAGTACAGTGAATTAACTGTTGCTGGCGAGGGAGATAGGCGTTCAGTGTACGCAATAAATCGTAACGGTGGAGTTCATCAGTACGAATCTAGGATTGATGACAGGGATCTATACATAGTTCAAGTAGGTGGTACTGTTACTGATGCACAAGTGCTGTCTTCAGCTATTACTAGGATGTTTAATCTTAATTCTTTAGACCGCAAAAAGTGGAACAATTTTGATTTGCATATTCAATCTAGTGAAGATAATACTTCAGATGCAGACCTGGAAGCAATCACAGAAAATATTGATGATATAATAGACCTAAGCAGCATTAGTGATCTTAACGGATCTCCTCTTGCTATTGATGAAGATGTCTCATTAAGGGGCAGATTTGGAAACAGAAGAGCTTACGGATTACAGTTTAAATTGACAACAACTAAGGGAAGACCTAGATTAAGAGCATTAAAGGTAGCTGGAGCTACATCATTTAGAAGTTTAGATAAGGCAGAATAATGGCAGTACTTACAACAGGAAACACGTTTGCTAACGGAGATCAGGTAACAGCAGGTTCTTTAAACAATGCAGTTAATGATGCTGAGTTTGCCGCAGGAGCAGTAGATGGAATCTCTACTCAAAAATCAGGCTCTGGCGCAATCATTGTTAAGGATTTAGGAATTAGCCGTGGCAAAATTGCTATTGATGCAGTTGGAACCGATCAGTTAGCAAACGATGTAGTAATTAGCACAAGCGGTAGCATTACTGGAGCTGCTGGATCGTTTACCACTCTTTCTGCATCTGGAGATATTTCGGTAGATGGGTCGGTTAAACAATCTGGAAATACTGGAAACCTCACTCTTAAAGGTGGAGATACTGATGGAGCAAATATTGAACTATATGGAGCATCTAGTTCAGAGGCTAATAAAGCATTTTATGATGCAAGCACTCATTCGTTTCGTCCTGAAGACGGATCGTCTAGCCGTGTTGTAATTAGTTCCTCTGGTCTTACAGCATCTGGCGACTTAACAGTAGACACTACTACCCTTAAGGTAGACTCAACTAATAACCGAGTAGGCATTGGCACTGCGTCGCCTGCAAATTCTCTTCATGTCGTAGGGGATGACCAAGAAACATCTTCAATCAATACAGCTCTAGCGACGAGCTTGGAGGTTTCTGGAAATGGAACTTTAACCAACAGTGGTGGTACTATACTGTTTTCTGCAGCCAGTGGACTTTGGAAGTTTGCTGCAATTAAATCTTTAGTAACATCTGGATCTGATAGCAGCATTGGCCATTTGGCGTTTTGTACTAGACGAGCCTCAAACGACTCCACCCTGACTGAGGCGATGCGCATCCAGTACGACGGCAAGGTAGGCATTGGCACTACAGCGCCAGTATCTAAGTTAGATGTAAAGCAATCGGCTGATGGGTTTGAATTAGGGGTTAGCGTTACTAGAGATGGTGCTTCCCGAGGCACGATTTATTTGGATGCATCATCAAATACCCTAAACATTTCTAGGGGCAGCACCGATTCAATATCAATAGATTCGGCTGGCAACGTCGGCATTGGTGATTCCACTCCTTCTTTCAAGCTCGATGTAAATGGAACGGGGCGTTTTACCTCCACTGTAAGGTTTGATGGACAAACACAGAACTACAACGGAGCATACGATATATATCGAAGTGGGGCTGGATACGTTCGTCATCGCATTGCTGACCAATCCTTGTATCTAGGCGTTACAAACACTGCGGGAACAGTACATTACCCCATCGTTATGTCTCCGATAAACGATGCTCTCATTTTTAATAATGAAGAAGGCGAGATGGCTCGTTTTGACACGAGTGGGAATTTAGGCATAGGTACTTCGTCGCCTGCAGCTATCTTACAGACTTCTACTGCTGATAATATGGTGGCAAGTTTTAAGTCAACTGACCCAACTGCTTATGTGCAAATAATTGATAGCGTAGATGCAACGTACATAGGGAGTCAGAGTGGCATAGGATTTATTGGAGGAAGCGCAGATGTCAGTTCTAACAATATAAACATTAATTTGTCTAACGGCAACGTCGGCATCGGAGAAATTTCTCCAGACGTTCTCCTCCATGTTGGCACAGGATCTATTTACCAGAACAAAACTGGTACTGGAGCATTTCCTGGTTTGCAGAATGATACGCATGGAACTATGGTTGAGAGCCAAGGTGCTAATGGTTCTACTTTACACGTTAGTCGAAAAGGCAATGTTGCTGCTAGCTTTGCTCGTAACTCAAACAGTGATGCGGTTGTTAATTTTTACTCTACTGCCGCTGGTGGAACTTCAGCAGCTAGCCTAGCTGGTACTATTGATATTGATAGCGCTACTACGGTAAGTATTCAGAGCGCTTCGGACTACAGGCTTAAAGAAAACATAGTTCCCGTTACCGATGGAATTGACAGGCTCATGCAAATGCCTGTTTACAAGTTCAATTTCACTCACAATGCAAATCGTGTTGTAGATGGATTCCTTGCTCATGAGGTACAACCTCAAGTTCCTGAAGCTGTAAAAGGCGAGAAAGACGCTATGAAAGACGAGGAGTACATGGTATCTCCTGCGGTCTATGAAGATGTTGTTCACCCAGCAGTTGAAGCCACTTACGATGAAGACGGTAACGAGCTAACCCCTGCTGTAGAGGAGTGGACAGAAAGTGTTCTAGTTTCTGAAGCAGTAATGGGTACTAGGATGGTTCCTAAGTATCAAACGATGGACCAATCTAAACTAGTACCGCTCCTGACCGCAGCACTGCAAGA